GATATTGCTGGATTTGTTAAAAATATTTTTGGCTTTGGAGATAAAGAAGGCGGTAGCAAAGAAAAGAGCAGAATTGCAAGAATGGTAGAAGCTCTTGAGCCATTAAAAGGTATCGACCCAGATGCAATGAAAGGTTTAAACATAGTATTAGATGACCTTGAAAGACTTGGAAAAATAAGAATACAAAATGGACTTGGTTTTCAGATAAAAAGTTTTGCCGACCAACTCGCAAAAGGTATGCCTAATCTTGAAGCTGCTATTTTCGGCGGCGAAGTTGAAATACCAGGCAGAAATAAAAATGTAAGAGGTTTGGCTAATGGCGGTACAGAATTTCAATTAGCAGTAGATAATCTTACAGCTCTAAAAGAAGCTGCGGCCGCTGGTGGTGGTGGAGAAGGTGGAACAACCGTTATCAATAACTATTATGGTGGTAACACTAATCAGACCAATATTCAAGGTGGAGTGAGTACAGATAAAAAAGGTAAAGGTGCTATTATTTCAGAAGCTGATGGCTACAGCGAGGAATATAAAAACCACATTAATTAATAGATACAAAAAGGCCCCAGAGAGAAAGGAAAAAACTCTGGGGCCTTGATGCAACTAGCTGAAGTGTTTAACCTTCTTGTGCTAATTTAGCAAAGTAACTCATTGTATCATCATCGCTATCAGATGACGGAGTTACATTACTTTGCTGTGCCACTGGAGCCTGCTCCGTTGGAAAGGAAGGACTAGGTGCAGTCTCATCGAGTGTTACAGCTTCGGCAGTACTCAAAGGAGTACCAGCCTCGCCTAATACCTTATTTAGCTTTGCGCTAAGTTCAGCATAGGACTTATAGTTTTTCGGATCGAGGAAATCCGATAGACTGTGAAGGCGGTTATATACCGACTCCAACTTTTCATCATCACCGTCGTGTAGACCACTAGCTGATGCAAACTCCGACTTATCATAATTACGATAGCCTTCAACTTGACGAATCTTGAGTTTGAAATCCGCGCCTTCCCAGAAATCAAATGGATTGACTGGTTTTTCGTCTTGGAATTGCGGTTGCATAACATCCATGACCTTATCAAAGATCTTCTTACCAAACTTATAAAGGAATACTTTACCTTCATTGCTTGGATTAGATGGATCAGATACGACCATAATGTTAGTCACATAATGTAACCTACGTTTACGATCACGAGCCGTAGCTTTGTCTTCGTCACGACCGGTATTCCAAAGAACCGAATTCATTTCGCCAACTGGATCTGGTTGTCCAATAGAGGTTAAGCTATTTTCGATGTACCACATTCCGGTTGGACCCTTGAACCCATGATCCCAATAACGAACCCACGGGAGTTCCTCGCCCGTTGGTGCTGGTAAGAAGCGGAGTACTGCATAACCATTACCTGCTTTATCAACAGTTGGTTTCCAGAACCGCTCATCTGCGTAAGACTTCTTTTCGCCTCCACCAACTGATTCAGCGGCTGAGACTAGTGAAGCGATATCGTTTGCACGATTAGTTTTAAGATTTGCAAATGACATATTTTATTTCTCCTGTATTTTGTATGTCTGAATTATCCACATTTTTCATTATATAAGTTTATATTATAACACATTTTCATCACTTTGTAAACCCCCTAAGCACAATTTTTTTCATTTTATTTTCATCAATATTAACAAAAGTACTGTACTTACGAATTTTACGTGAGACATCCGGCCATAGAATAGTCTCGGTTATTACACTATCAGCTCGGTCCATAAACTTTACAAGCTTATTTAGTATGACCACCGTCTCCAAACAGATAGTGCCACTCATATATTCCTTAATAACATAAGGATGAGTTTCAATGGTGAACAAGTTTTCAAATGAGTCTACTTGTTCAGCCAATGTATTTATATCACTTTCAAAAGTATAACTCAGTGACTGCATTCTCTTCTGCCACTTGGTATAGTTATCTTCATCAGTCATCATATCACCAACCCACTTACGATCTTCAATAAATTGAGATACATAGAAGTTAATAATATCAGGTGCTTTGTCATGCTTACGTCCAAGCTTGGCAAAGTGATATTTGTCTTTTCGTTTCCAGAACGAAGATGGTTTTGCTGAAGTCTTAAAGTTATACTTAGGCGCATCATAACTATCACTTTCAAAGTGGAGTTTAATTGCTAAGTAATAACTATATGCTTCAAATGGTTCCATGTTCATACCGTAAACCCTGTTCTGATTGAGATCATCATAGTGGTAAGGTATTACCTCCATCATGTTCTATCAGATTTAATTCTACTGCTTCAGCTTGTATCTTTTCCTTGAGGACTGGGCCAATAAGGTTACCAATATCAGCTGGATCTAATTCTCTGGCAGTACAAATTGATAGTACTGCATCCATATAAGGCATCTTAGTTTCAGTTACTTTATCCTCAACTAACTTAGAAAACCTTTTCTTTGTCAATATAATCTCTTCAATCATGTCATTCCTTGTAAATATCTAAGACCACAGTATAACATTAGTCCTATAGTTAATGTTGTGCTTAATGAAACTTCGAAGAAACCAAGACCCATTGAGACACACATCGTTATGATGAATGCCTCTAGGTCTGGTTTTGTCCAATCATCTAAAGTCATTTCATAGACACTTTAAGTAATACCGTATCTTTGTTGATACGTGGATTAGGAGTTCCAGTCTTAGTGGTAAGCTTTTTCCAAGCATTATCTACTTGTTTTGCTGTACCACTAAGAGCGGTTGGAAGGAACTCATCTGGTTTCCGTAACTTCACCTTACGTGAATTCTCAAGGTCTACATTTTTAAGGGTAGATCCATTAACCTCAAATCCATTAGATGAACTCGATACCAGTTCTGTGAACTCTTTGTTCTTATCATTAAAGGTATAAAGCCTCATAGCACCTGGAATACTCGTTGCTAGTACGGAAGTTAGTTTATACTCACCCGACTCTTTAAGATACTGCAGTTTAGCAACTTGCTTTTCTGCTGTCCTAATTTTTGGAGCTCGAGTTTTACGAGTCGCTTTTGAAGATGCTTTGACTTTTTCAAGATCAAGTAACATGTCTTCACAAGCTTTCATTCGGCGCTTTAGTTCTTTACGCTTTATATGTGAGTAACCTTCTACAGCTTGATCACAGCGTTTATGGTAAGCATCCGAATAATCTAGTAGCCAATCTTCAATTTGCTTCTTTGGCATTTCAATAGATGCTGAAGTAAGACCATGTAACCTAAATGCGTTATAGATATCAAGTGTAGTTTCTTCACCATCCATCCACTGATCTTCTAGATCCTGTAGATCATACATGACTGTGCTATTAGTCTTACGCCATAGTTTTTGCTGAGGTGTAAGAACAATCACATTAGATTTTTCTTTTTCAGCCTTAGCTTTTTCCTTAAGAATCTGTTTGCCAGACTCGATAAGCGTATCCATTTTCTTTTTAGCACAGTCTTGATAACCATGAAGTTTCTCATCCATATCCAAGAAGCTATTACCGGCTTTAATCCAAGTAATTGCAGCTGGGATATAAGAGAAAGCTGTAAAGTTCCATTCAGGATTAGCAAGGATAGCTTTTGCATCAGGTTTAGAGTAATTCTCTTTAACCCAATCTTTAGTTACCTTTGCAAAGTCTTTACGATCAACTTCCATATGAAAATAAGACTGGCAACCCATCCATGAATCCATAGGTACACCTGCAATACCAGTACGAGCTCTTACACGAACAGCTTTTGGCTTTACTTTTCTACCAGTGATTTTATTAACTCTAGCCATTATATAACCTCCTCAACAGTTACTTTATATTTTTTAGAATTCATATCAGTCATTTCAATCGTCTTTTTAGTTGATTGAAAGTAACCTTTAGTTGGGTGTAAGTCCATTTCAATAGGACCAATCAAACCAATGATACCTTGAGGATCATGCTTTAACAAAGATTTTCTGACAGTATCAGCGATTTTATCACAATATGCTAACATTATACAGCCTCCCTAATTTCTTTAAGTTCTCTTACCATTTTAAGCTGAGCTTCTAATTTCTTAAGAACCTTAGGGGTTGCAACCTGCGGGTTATCAATTTCCTGTTGAATAAAGTGTGGAAGAACTCGAAGCATAGTATCAATATTTGATGGGTTTGCAATTAAGTTCTTTTTTAGTTTAGTAACTGAAATCATAAAGTTTTTCCTTCCTTTTATCATTTTATAAGTATATTATATCATACTTTTGGCCAATTGTAAAGGATTATTTTCAATTTTATGAAAAAAAGATTTCAATGTTATCAATCACTTGTAAAATAAATTAAAAAAAGTTCAGCCTAATGGCTGAACTTCAATACATTTTCTACCTTAAAAGAACGCCATTCAAGTTTCTCTGTATCAAGACAACGAATAACTTGAAGAGTCT